GGTTGAGCGATTTCTCTTTAATCGTAGTCGCTACGATATACAACAATTATTCAACGGGAAGGTGGTCAGTGATGATCTATTTTTGTGCAATTATTCTAGTGGCCGTTATAGCTTTTCAATGGTATCAAATGACCGTCCAGCAACGCACCATTAGGGATTTGAATGACCGGCTCATGGCTCGGAACTATACCGAGTATGCGGCAGGCAAGGCCAGAGAAGATCCGCCTCCCGAGCTAAAGAGTCGGCGTCCAATGAGCTTCTATGACGATCCGTATATATTGGACGGTGATGACGAATGACGTTGGTCGATAAGGTAAAGGGGATATTTGGTAGTTCGTCCGACCAAGATCAGAGGGATAACCCCAATACGCCGGAGCAGCAGCATATAGTCGATGGTGTGCTATCTGATTTCGATGTGTTTAAGCAGCCACGTCAGAAGATGGACCCCGTATGGCAGAAAGAACAGCGGATTTATATGGGTGATCATTGGTATGGGCTTCGCACGGAAGCCGTGTCCAAGCTTCGGCCTGATGCCGTCGAGAACGTCGCCTTTTCGCAGATTGAGAGTATTGTGGGCAAACTCACCGGGTGGATGCCTTACCCGGACTATGATGCTCAGGAAGAGCGAGACGAGCAGAAAGCCCGTGATTTGAACGACTTCATGCCGCATGAGCTGCGGCAGATCAAATTTAAACAAAAACACGTCCGGGCAGTCCGGCGAATGGTCATCCACGGGCCGTTGATTTATAAGACGATATTTGACCCAACGGTGGAGGGCGGACGCGGCAGCTACCGTTATACCGGACGTAATGACATATTGCCAGTTGATTTGTATAGTTTTTACCCTGATCCGCGTGTGTCTGACTTTATTTATCTCCAGCAGATGGGGGCCATTATCGTAAAGACTCCGCAAACGTTGGAGTATTTCAAGAAGAGATGGCCTACGCAGGGGAAGAAGGTGCAGCCTGATTGGTCAGCGGATGAGGTGGCGGGCGACTCTTTGGATGGATCACCGGGCCGGATTGATGTAAATGTCAGGGCTAAGTCATCCGGACTCATTGAATATTGGTACCGGGGCTTGCCGAAGATTGTCACCCGTGAGGATCGGGAACTATTCAGGGATCTTGCTGAAGAAAAGCTAATGCAAGGAATCGACCCATCCGAGCTGATTGCCAAGTCAAAAGGTGACATGGAGGGCGTACACTGCATTTATGTGTCGTCTGACGGCGTTTTCTTGGAACATAAGGCGTATGTATACGATCACGGACAATACCCGTTCACGGCCCGGACGCTGTACCCGGAGGAAGGAAACGTTTGGGGTAAGGGCTTTATGAGGGACATGATTAAGCCGCAAATCATGAAGAACAAATACGCCGAAATAGCCATTGAGACGATGGCACGTCAGGGCAACGGGGCTATCATATACGAGGAAGGGGCAATAACCAAGCCGCGAGCATGGCAAGAACAACGCGGCCTACCGGCTGCCATGCTTCCAGTTGCCATGGGTCGGATGAACGGAGTCAAAGAGCTCCAGGGCATCAGTGTTCCGGGGACAGTATTCAATATGCTCTCGTATTACGATGAAATGCTTCAAAAGATCCCGGGCATGTTCGATTCCGCGAATGGGCAGGCAAATAGCAATGTCACGTCCGGCGAGCAGGCAAAGGCGCTAATGGCCGCTGCTGGCACGCGACTTAATACGGTATCAGACATCATTCAAGAGGCTTTGGAAGAGGTGTTCGGTCAGTACGTGGAATTGATAGCACAGTTTTATACGACAGAACGTGTTGCCCGCGTCACTGGTAGGCACATGTCGATAAGCCGTGATTCTCTCGTTTCCCAAGTTGAGTCAGAGTACGATACCGGCGAGCAGGTCCCCGACCCAATGACAGGGGAGCTTACACAGGATGTTCGGCCGGTCCAAGAAGAGTATGTGCCGGAGTTTGACATATTGGTCCATATCGGCGTAGACAAGCCACAGGACCGTGAATACTGGCTGCAGCTCGCCTTTACACTGCTTAAGACAATTGACCCAGTTACACAGCTGCCGATGATCGACGCGGAGGGTGTGCGGTATGTAATCAGTACCGGGCGGATGGAGCCGATGGACGTCATCAAGCGCAGGATCGAACAAGAGGCGCAGGTACAGCAGCAGATGCAACAGTTGCAGGCTCAGAACCAGCAACTTACGCAAGAGAATCAGCAGTTGCAGCAGGCTACAGCCCAATTAACAGATGAAAAAGTGCAGCAGGAAACGCAGCAACGCGAATTTGAACAAAGCATGAAGCAGCAAAAAATGAATATCGAAGCAGCTCGAACGGCAAGCGACATCATGAAAAATCACATGCCGCAAGCTGCTTTACCATCAGGCCCTTTGTAGAGCAACAAGGGGCCTTTTTATTCTGCCGCCACCCATAGCGGATTAGGAGGAATTTTTTATGTTTGAAACAGATGATAAGCACACCAACCCAGGTGAGCAAATCGATACATCGACCCACCCACAGGCCGATGACCAAGAGCAAGAAATGAAAGACGTATACGGGGCATTCGGGCTGGAATACCCCGAGCCAGAAGTTATTGAAGGAGAACCCGGAGATGAGCCTGGTGCCGACGAAGCTGATCCACCCATAGACGGCAAAGACGGACATCAGGAAGAACCTAAAGGGATTACCGTCAAGTACAACGGTCAGGACGTCTTTATTCCGGATGAAGACGTAGAAGCCCACGCCCGCAAGGGTTTGAATTACGACAAAATTGAGGGCCGCGCAAAGCAATACGAAACAGCGCTTGACCGTCTTGCACGACAGCAGGGTTACAAGGACCATGCGGATCTTCTTGAAAACCTGGACAAGATCGAGCAAGAAGCCGTACAGCAACAGCAAAATCAATTCGATCAATTGAAGCAGCATCTACGGCAAGAAGCTGAGGACGCCGGTATTGACCCGAATGTGATGGAGCAATACCTTGACACTCATCCGCTGATCAAACAGGCCAGAGCTGTCATTGAGCAAAGCGAGCAGGAACAGCAGTACCGGCAGCAGCAGGAGAGCCAACAACAACTCTTACAGGGATGGGAAGCTCTCTTCAGAAAGTACCCACAACTCGCTGACCAAGTGAGTCCAGATGGGGGATCGGCTCCGTGGCTGACACCAGAAATGCACTCTAGGTTAGAACGTGGATACGACCCTATTGATGCTTACGAGCTTGTACATCGCGAAAGCATTCTGGCGGGGGAACGAAAGCGCGCCGAGCAATCAGTAATTAAAAACCAGCGCCTTAATAAACGAGCGCAGGTAGAAGGACAAGGCACAGGAGAACGGCAACCGGAGACTCCTGCTGAACTGTCGTCTGCATTTGCAGCGTTTGGGCTGGACCCGAAAAAAGCGCAGAAATACGCTAAAAATTTTGAACAATAATGGAGGGATATAGATGCCACAAGGATTTAAATTTATTTACAACGATTACGGTAAGGACCCAACACGGGTCACAGAACATCTCATGACGGATAACGAAGCAGGTTTGGCCGGTGAGGCAATCAAGATTGTAGGTGGACGAATCACAAAAGCTGGTCCTACTGATCCGGTTGCAGGGTTCCTTACGGCTAATATTAAGCCCGGCAAGAACGTATCTGCAGAATACATTCTGGCCCGTGAGGGTGACTGGTTCAGTGTCCCGTTTACTGGTAAGGCAGACGCTGGATTTGTCTCTGGCGCTGCTGAGGTTGCGCTTTCGGCCGACGGCTTGTCTGCTGATTCGGCTACGATTGCAGGCGGTCCGCTTGCTGTGTTTGAGGTGAACACAAATCTTAAGACCGCCCGTGTAAAAGTTAAGAAACGTCAATTTTCCTAATAGAGATGAGAGGGGATATAACATATGCAAACAAAATTAAAATGGGATCCGCGAGTGTTGGAGCCGGTATTCCGTGAACTTTATTCAATGGCTCAGGAAAACAAGAAAGATTTCATACCTCTTTTTTATGATGTCGTTAATTCTGAAAAGGATATGGAATCTTACGAAGGTGTAGGTAGCGGTACTACATTTGAAGAATGGAAATACTCGAATAACCAGGTGTTCTATAGTGACGTTGATGAGATGTGGCCTGTTGTTTTGAAAAATAGAAAATTCTCAGGCGGCCGCCAAATTGAACGAGACTTTATTGACGATTTGAAATTAACAAAGATTAAAGATTTGATTACCTCTTTGTCTCAAGACGAGTATCGGACTGTTCAAATGCAGGCAAGCGAATTTCTCAATAATGCATTCATTGGAAGTGGTGCCAACTGGCGCGGAAGAATGGAAAGTTACCTCGGCCCTGATGGTAAACCACTGTGTGCAGCCGATCATCCATACAGCCCGGATAATTCTGTGGATGTTCAGTCCAACCTTGGTAATAAGCCACTGAACATAGACACGTGGGATGAAACGGCAGTCGCCATGCAGGAATGGAAGGATGATCAAGGTAATCCGCTAAACGTCATTCCTGATACGATCATTGTAGCTCCACATAATGCACGTATGGCCTTTAAGATTGCAGGCCTGCCTGACCCAGGAGCTAACTTCCCTAAATATGAACCTGGAAGCGGAAATTTTGACGCGAACATGTACATGGGTAACGTAAATGTAATTGTGAATTGGTTTATTCATCCTAAGAATCGCAAAAACTGGTTTGCTGCTGATTCTTCGCGGATGAAGAGGTTTAACAAATGGCAGTGGAGACGAAGAGTAGAGAATGGATCCATTACAGATTTCAATACAGAAGTTGCAAGCTTTAAAGCTGTCGGGCGTTGGGCGAAAGGCTTCACGAACTACTCGTTTATCTACGGCCACAACGTACAGGAATAGCGGGTTAGGGGGCTTCGGCTCCCTTTCCTTGTTTTAAAAATTCAAACGGGAGTGATAATGATGAATTTTGGTAAAGCGATTGAGTCTTTAAAAGAGGGGAAGAAAGTCGCACGTAGCGGATGGAATGGTAAGGGAATGTGGCTTACGCTTGTCCGGGCATGGGACTATAACCCAAACGGTCATAACAGCCCGGCTGGAATCGAAAAGCTACCTTGGATCGGCATAAAAACAGCAGACTATAAATTTGTTCCATGGCTTGCGAGTCAAACGGATGTCCTTGCAGAAGATTGGGTAGAAGTTGACGACGGCGGCGGTGATGCAAATGTATCGGGATGAACTGGACGCGCTCAACGCACTCCACCAGGAGCAGCTAAAGACGAATGCGCTGCTTGAAATGTTGGTGTCGGCGTTGACACAAGAAGAGCAAAAGGAGGCTGCCGAAGATGCTCCTAAAAGACGTGGTGGAAGAAATAACGGAAAAGGCTCCTAATTTCCTTTCTCCCGCATCGATTGTCCGGAAGGTTACACAGGTACGGGATAGACTCATAAGGCAGTCAAACGGGGCGCAGCAGCAGTCTGATACGGTTTGTACGGGCATAGATATCAAGGCTAACCAAGCCCAATACATTCTCCCTTGCCCGGCCGGAAATGTCGTCGACGTGGACATTTTTTGGAACAACCAGTGGCGCAGGATTCCGCTACGGCAGTTCAATCAACCGTCAGACAAACCGTACTATTACTTCCAGTCTGGTATGATCGGGCTTGTACCTGAGCCGGACCAAGATGTTCCGACTGGACTTAAAATATTTCATCTTCCTGTGCTCCCGCCGTTGTCACTGAATTCCATGGATTACCCCACCGGCTTTGATCCGGATTATGACATGGTACTTGTCTACGGGGTTCTGAGAGAGATCACCAACGGCAACGAAGCTCAGGAGTATGATGCAAAGTATCAGCAACTGCTAATGGATTACAATACGGCCAACTCCGGATGGGAGAGCTATGCCGTGAATGAAAGGTGGTAAGTTAATGAGTAGATACCCATGGAGAAATACAAGTGAAGATATTGCGGATCAAGCTAATTCGCAGTGGGAAACGCCTGGCGGCGCGCAAAAGAAAGCTGATGATGCACAGGCTGCAGCAGAAAAGTATTCGGATGAAAAGCTTGCGGCGCACGTTGGGACCGGCGGGAATGCCCATGCATTAGTTAAGTCGAACGGTGATGCTGGCTTTATGTCCGGCACAGACAAAAAGAAGCTTGATGGCATTGAGGATGGGGCAAATAAATATGTCCACCCGGCTACACATCCACCATCTATTATCTTGCAAGATACAAATAACCGATTTGTAACCGATGCGCAGATATCTACCTGGGATAAAAAAGCGCCAGCGGACTTGGTAACACAATCCGCAAAAGGCTTGATGTCGCCGGAAGACAAAACCAAACTGGACAAAAGCACAAACGGCATGAC